CTATGCTTATCCATCATGGATATGAGAAACTAGAGAACATTGAAAACTTTGCGGATGCATTTGTAAGACCATTGCATCTTCCATTCCCAATTGTCTCCTCATACTTTGCAGCATTCTCTGAGATTGTGGGGAGCTGGTTGGTTATCTTTGGACTTGGCACTCGTCTGGGTGCTTTAGCAATCTTAGGTACAATATCATTCGCAATTTATCATGCTCTGTTTACATCAGGATTTAACATCTACTTGTTAGAACTTTTAGTTCTTTACTGGGGAGGTGCAGCATGTATCGTCCTCAGTGGTCCTGGTAATTTCTCAATAGACCATCTCATAAAACGGAAACTCACAAATGATTAAATCACTATTCAGTTTTATATTTGCTGCGGTGATGTGGGTACAAGTCCCACAGTGGAGTGACGATTGGTCTAAGTGTGCGGTTGATGTACCAGACACAGCATGTCATTGGTATATCACAGCACCCGATAGTACAATGGGTGAAGGATTTAGTTGGGCAAATGCTCCTTGGTTCTCAGTAGAAGGACTGAGAGATATTGGAGAACTTCACAACACAATGGCAACAATTCAAACTGCGAGCGAAGCATGAATCATTATCTAATTTTCGTATATGGTGTATGCTTTGCACTTATTGGAGGTGCTGCATTTGCTATGATGTGGTCTAACATCATGTCTCTAAACATGAAACCTGAACCACCAAAACTAAAGCATCCTGAAGCACCTGAAGCAGGAGAAGAGGTGATGTATGTTGATTTCTCAAGAGAAAAACTTGAGAACCTTTACAAAAAAGATGAATGATATATAATGGACGTAGTATTTCGTCCATATATGAAAATCTTTTTAGATACAGCAGACACCGATGTAATTGAAAAATATTTTTCAACAGGATTAGTTGATGGTGTTACAACTAATCCTACCCTCATTATGAAAAGTGGCAAAAACCCGGAAGATGTCTATCAAAAGATTAAGGACATTGGGGTAAAAGATATCAGCATGGAGGTCGTAGGATCTGACCTAGAGATGTATGATGAAGGCATTCGTCTATACGAAAAGTTTGGCGATGTTGCTACTATTAAAGTTCCTTGTACTCGTGAAGGATTGATTGTTTGTAAGCGATTGTCTGAGCAAGGTATTAAGGTCAACGTCACACTAATCTTCTGTGCCGCTCAGGCAGTCTTATCAGCAAAGGCGGGTGCAACATATGTCTCTCCCTTTGTAGGACGCTTAGATGACCAATCAGTGGCAGGTCTAGAGGTTGTCAGGTCTATCTCTGAGTTATATCGTATTCATGGTATTAGAACTCAGGTTCTTTCAGCATCTATCCGTAACGTGCAAAGAGCCATCCGTTCGTGGTATAATGGTGCTGAGATTTGCACTATGCCACCTAAGGTATTTGATCAAATGTATGATCACATTCTCACAGACAAGGGTCTGGAAATTTTTGATAACGATTGGAAACAGGTACAACAATGACATTTACAGTATATTCAAAGGATGGTTGCCCCTATTGCACCAAAGTAGAACAGGTGTTACAGTTAGCAGAACTCAACTATGTCATATATAAACTTAACAGGGATTACACTCGTGAAGAGTTTTATGATAAGTTTGGAAATGGTTCAACCTTTCCAAGAGTTGTAAAAGACGATACACTTATCGGTGGTTGCACTGAAACTGTACAGTATCTGCGGGAGCAAAAATTAGTTTAATGGAACATAACCTCATAGACATATACGATCTTGTTGAACACGCTATTGATAATGCCTTTGAGGGTCAAATGAACTTAAAGTTTTACAATTATCTTAGAGAAAGTAAAACTAAAAAGCACGAAATTGATTCATTTATTGAGAGCACCACAGCTGCAGAAATCAGCGATCTTACACTTGACCTTGATGAGTATATTAAAGGTGGTGCTGACAATGATCACAAACAACTTCGCGAAGGTTATGGTCACATTCCTAAACCTCAAGCAAGAAAAATTAAAATTTATTTGTATAGTATCTTAGAAGATGCCTGGAGGTACAGCCGTGACCGAAAACCTGGACGAAGGAAAAAGCAATCTAAATAATGACGAAACCCACATCAATCGTGGGGTTGAGTTACTATTGCGTAATAGGAGGAGTAAACCAGAACCACCAAAAACTTTTCAGGTAAAGTTTGGTAAGATGGTATCTCTCTTACGTAGAGAGATTGTATTTCATTTAAACTTCTATCTGGACATTAGAAAGAAATAGTCTCTGGAGGCACAGAAGATGTTAGCAGTAACCTTGACCATAGGAACATTAGTTTCAATTATGTTCTTTTTTGTAGGAGGTGTGGTAGGATGGTTAGCAAAGGATCACGTATACCAAACTCAACCCGTTTATATGCATCCAGAGATGTTTGATGAAAACGGAAATGTATTACCTGATGAAATTTTAGCAGTACGATTTGAAAACGATTATGAGCCCGACGAAGACCACGAAGACGACTAAGAAAGAAGTTCTTCCACAAAACCCGTTTATATTTGAGGTTCTAGAACTCACGAGTAAGCAAAGATCTAAAGCGAAAAAAGTAGAAGTTCTGAAAGAGTATGAGCATAATGCTCTTAAGGCAATCTTTATCTGGAACTTTGATGATACTGTTATCTCAATGGTTCCTGAAGGAGAAGTTCCATACGGAGACATTGGAGATCAGACTGTTTATAGTGGAACTCTATCTGATAATTTAGAAAAAGAAATGAGGGGAGACATGGAGTCTGCCACTGGCCAGGATCTTGACGGTAGAGGTAAAACTTCTCTTCGCAGAGAGTGGCAAAATCTTTATCATTATATAAAAGGTGGTAACGATTCTCTAACCAAGACTCGTAGAGAAATGATGTTTATTAACCTACTGAGGGGACTTCACCCAAAGGAATCTCAGGTTCTTTGTTTAGTCAAAGATAAAGTTTTGCAAACTAAATATAAGATAACTAAAGACATTGTTGAAACAGCGTATCCAGATATCCAATGGGGAGGTCGCGGATGACAGTAGCAGTAGATCAGGAAAAGGAAATGACAGAATTTGGACCAGATGTTACTGAGGTAAATCCTTCGGATTATAGTTGCCAAATTCTTCTTGAAAAAACTACTCTCGAAGCAGCAGACGATAAATCTTTTCCAAATGATGCTAGATTAGTTTGGTACGTAGTTGATGGTAAAGAATATATTGATCTTACAAGATGTAGTAAGGTCGTTAAATTATTTGATATGTACTATGATAAGTATGGCAAAGGTGCTGTTCAAAAAATTGACTTTGGATATGGTGCAATGAATCCAAAACTCTGGGGACAAAAACCAAAGAAAGAAAAGAAAAGAAAATGAATGAAGAAGATATTAGGGAACAAATTAACTCTCTGATCCGTGAAGAAATCCAAGAAGATATCAATGATTATGTTGATTCAATAGAAGAAACAAAAAAAACGGGTCTTGGATTTTTTTCTAGTGATGATTCAGATGAATTAAAAGTCAAAGTCTCTCAAAAAGAGATTGATAAAATCATAAAAGAATATAAAAAGATGAAAAAGAGTACGAGATCAAATCTTTCGCAGATTAAAAAACTTGGATTAGTTGATAGACACGGAAATCCCCTAAAATAAATACACCAGCAGGCAAATCCATATGCTTTCCACTAAATACAGATTGCGACTTGAAGCAATCTGTAAAAAGATAGTTCTTTGCGAGGATGTATCTTTACCTGATATGATCTGGGCAGAGAAGTTGGCAAAAAGTCACACTACTGCTCGTGATTGGTTACAAAAAGCACGAAGACAATCTTCTCAGCAAATTGAAGAGGGTAGTACAGATGATTTTCTTAATCGGATGGGGTTAGGAGATCCCGACCCATCCAATCATAAGAAGGGATTTACTGATGCTGACGATATTAAGAGTTGGTTTCACCAAGACAAACCTGAAGACTGGAGACAACGTGATTGAAGACTATATTACAATTACAGCATGGGATAAACAATTTGAATGTGTTCGTTATCATTATGTTCATAAGTCATCTCCTAATCCAGTACAAGATGTAAAAAATTTATTCCCATTCGAGGAAGTATATGAAGATGCAAGCAGTAATTTACAGTAACGGTAGTCAAGAGTGTGAAAGAGCTGGTATGCTCTTGAAAAGTATTCACGAAGATTTCCATGAATACTTTTTGGATGAAGACTTTACAGATAAACAATTTCATGCAGAGTTTGGTAGTAATGCAGAGTATCCACAGATTGCTATTGGACTCAAACATCGCGGAGATCTGAAAGAGACTCTGCATTATTTGAATAATCATAATTACATATGTTCGTGTTGATACGAAGACACTTGACTAAATAATGTATGAGGTCTATAATAAGACCTGACGTTCATCCCACTCTTGGGTGGGACGCAAGTAAGTCGCGGAACGGAGCCGTTCATCCCATG